ACTGATGCTCGCGGCGATCCAGGCTGATGCCATTGGAAAAGCGGTCGGCGTGGCGATCAAGGCGCAAAAAGAGTTTGCGAGTGTCGCGCGCAGCGGTAGTTCCGAACTCGAGAAGATGGCCAAGCACGCCAAATCGCTCGGGTCGGAAGTGTTTGGCATCGGCAAGTTCCTGATGAAGATCGGCGCTATCGGGGCTGGTGTAACTGGGCTCGGCGCCATCCTCTCGGGTCTGGGGCTGCGAGATCTCGCGCGCTCGGCGGTGTCGACGCAGGGCGAGGCGCGCAGTATTGGCGTCACGACGGGTCAGCTTTCGGCGTTCCAAACGGACTTTGGTCGCTATGTTGATCCGTCAATCCTGAATCGGGCTGCAGATGCGCAGTCGGACATGCGCAAGATGCCGTACGCGATGCTTGCGACCGGGCAGGGGCTGTCCGCAATTCAGAATGAGAGCCCCGACGAACTGTCGCTGCGCATGATGCAGCGCGCACATGACTGGTGGAGCAAAACGCCGGTCTCGATGCGCAATGCTCAGACCTTGCAGGGCACCGGCCTCAATCATTTCATGTCGTTTGAGGAAGTGCGCAAGCTCGGGGCAATGACGCCGCATGAGTTTTCTGAGGCGCAATCGAATTATCGAAAGGATTCGAAGTCCTTCAATGTCTCCGATAAGAGCACCGACTCCTGGTACGGCTTTGAGCGAGAACTTGAGGCGGCGGGAAAGTTGCTTAAGACGGATCTAACAGACCGCCTCTCGGAGTTGGCACCCAATCTGAAGGACTTTATTCACAGCTTGAGCGGCGACGCGAAGATACTAATTGATGATGTGCTTTCGCCCGACAACCTGAAGAAAGCCGGCGACGGGTTGCATGATTTAGCCGTCTGGCTTGGGTCCGATGACTTCAAGAAAGACGCTACCCAATTCGGCAAGACAGTCTCGGATCTTGTCTCGGATGCTGAAGATCTCGCGAAGTTGATCCATCGCCTCCTACACCCGTTTGGCGGAGACGATGCAGACAAGGATGGCAAAAATAATAGCGATATGGGAGTCGATGCGGCAACAGGCGGTATGAGTGCCCCCCTCATGAATGGCGGCGACGCATCGGCAGCCAATGCAAAAATGGCAGATTTTGCCAAATCTGTAAATGCTGGCGCCGGGTCTGCCGCCAGCAAAGTCCGCGGCTGGATCGCCGACTATCTGAGTGGCGGCGACAACAATACGCTCGCAAATCACTTCGCGCGTTCCGGCTCCGACACGGAAACAGCGCTTTCGGGTGGAATGTCCGGAGTCATTCTTGCTCAGGCAATGGCTGAATCCGGCGGGAAGCCGGGCGCTACGTCCGGCAAGGATGCTAGAGGTTTGATGCAATTCACGGATGACACCGCCAAAACTCTCGGCCTTAAAAATTCATATGATCCGGTCCAGTCTATCGGCGCGGCCGTCAAATATGACAACCTGCTACTGAAAAAATACGGTGGTGATATTCGAAAGGTGTTGGCGGCCTATAACTGGGGACCGGGAAATGTCGACAAAGATATCGCCAAGAACGGCGGCCAATGGGAGTCGCATCTCCCCGCAGAAACTCGCGACTACCTGAACAAGATTACCGCCGCGCTTGCGAAATCGAAGGTCAATCTCAAGGTCGACGTGACCAATAGCACCGCCGCGCGCGTGGCAGTTTCAACCAACGCTGCGGCAACCGGATCATGAGCACCGCTAACGCACTTGGGAACGCGGCGAGGTCCGCCTACGACCTGACGTTCCAGACATCCCCCATTATCTTGAGTGGGGGTCTGTTTGCATCGGCACTCGGCGGAGTGATGACCCTGTCAGGGCTGGTGTCGACCGTTATTAACGATGTGACGGGAACGGATGCATTGCCCACGGTGCGATATGTGCCGATCCCCGGCGCCACAGTGATCAACAACACGGTCGCGACTTATCCGTTTGCAAATAAATTCGTCGCCGGCAATGCGGTGATCCGCAACCCGAAGAATGTCTCGCTTCTCATGATTGCCCCGGTCAACAGCGTCGGGGGCTATCTGCTGAAGATGGCGACGTTTATGGCGCTGCAAAGCACGTTCGAGGCGCATACGGCGGCCGGCGGGACGTTCCACGTTTTGACGCCATCGTATCCGTACTTTGACTGTCTCATGACGAGCATGACGGACGTCACGAGCGGCGAAGGGCATCAGCAACAGATCCAGTGGCAGATTGATTTTGTGCAGCCACTGGTTACGCAGCAGCAGGCGCAAACAGCCTGGAACGGCATGATGTCGATGATCTCGGGTGGCCAGCAACTGATGACTTCGTCGTGGAATGAGGCGGCGTCTGTTGCCGGCACGCCGGTCCAAGGCATGTCTGCTCTCATGGGCATCTACCCATCCTCATGACCACGATCCCGTTCTCGCCATCGCCCACGCAGGCTCCCCCCTTTCAAGTGACGGTCACGCTCGACAACGTGGCGTACAACCTGACAGCGATGTGGAATTTTGCGGTGCAGCGCTGGTATGTGTCGCTGGTCGATGCGGCCGGCAACGTAGCATGGTACGGCGCGATGGTTGGCTCGCCCCTGAACTTTGACATCCCGCTCGCGCCAGGCGTTTTCACGACAAGCACGATCCTCTTTCGCGACGACACCGGCAACTTCGAAATTACGCCATGAGGTTTTACGAAATCACGCTGTTCCCGCCCGGCAGCACGACGGCAGCACGCACGTGGTCATCGTTTCCTGGCGGCCAGTTTGACCCGGGCGCGCTGAATGTCGAGTTCGACTTGACGGTCGCGCCTTACGGAACGCCGATCGGCGGTCAATCGATCACGATTGAGGGTGTTTCGATTGCCGACTTGATGCAGCCGCAGCAGTTCGCGCCACGGATCGTCAATGGTGTTCAGCAGCCGGGAATGACCTTTGTGCTGAAAGGCGGCATGGGGAAGGGACTTCCGCTCGCTAATCCGGCGCAACAGGGGGTGCTGCTCAAAGGGCAGGTATGGCAGGCCTTCGGCAACTGGGAAGGCACGGAGATGACGCTCGATTTCGTCATCAACCCGGGCGGGTTCGACTCGGACAACCCGGGCAATTTTGTGCTGAACTGGCAGGCTGGCCAGCCTCTTTCTAGCGCATTGCAAAATTGCTTGTCGGTTGCGTACCCGGGCACGCCGCTGACGATGAATATCAGCGACCAGCTCGTGCAATCGGCTACGGAAGTGCACCATTGCGGCACCCTGGAAGAGGTAGCCCAATATGTCCAGGGCATCACGAATGGGCAGTTTCTGGGAGCGAGCTACTCGGGCGTGCAGATCACCATGCAGGCCGGCGCGCTATCGGTGTTCGACAGCACTTTTCAACCGTCAACGGTTCAGCTTAATTTTGCGGACCTCGTCGGGCAGCCCACCTGGGTCGACATAAACACACTTCAGGTGAAACTGGTGATGCGCGGCGATCTCCAGATTGGGGGTTCCGTCAAGATGCCGGCGGGATTATCTGGGCAGGCCGGCCAGGTGCTGACGTCGGGCAACTCGCTTCCGTCGAGCGCGAATTACCTGACCACGTTTTCGGGGTCGTTCCTGATTACTGAGATGCGCCATATCGGAAACTTCCGTTCATCCGATGGTAGATCCTGGGTAACGGTAATTAACTGCGTGCCTTTTACGCCCCCATCGAATGGCTGATAACTTCGCCAAGCTCTGGCTCCAAAAAACCCAGAACCAGCTCGCCATTAACCGTGCTGCGCAAGAGATGCAGAAGCAAGGCAGGGCTCTTCCGTGTCGGGTTACGGGAGTGAATGGCGCGATCGTGACCGTCGAATTCGAGATGGACACGGCGCCCTGGACGCTTCCGCCGATCACGATCCCGAAGGCGGAAAGCCCGTGGATTCGGATGCCCACGCAAGAGGGTGATACCGGCGTGACGATGCCGGCCGACGTGTATTTGGGCGGAATTAGCGGGTTGGGTGGCGGCACGGCGAGTTTCACGCGTCGCGGCAATCTGTCGGCACTCGTTTTCGTACCGAACAGTAACAGCGGCAGTCCGCCGATCGACCAGAATGCGGCCCAGGTGCAAGGCCCGAATGGCGTAATCAATCGCACTACGACGGGCACGACTTCATCTGTTGTGACGAATACCAGCGGCACGACGGTGACGTTCGGGACCAATACGGTTGTTGTGAACGAGGCCGAAATAGCTCTGAATTTTGGCGGGGCGACATCCCTTGTTGTGAATGCCGCGGGGATCACATTGACGGTGGCCGGGCAGACGTTTGTATGGGGCGGCACCACAGCAACATCAACGCTACCAATAATCGCCCCGGATGTGATCTTGCCAAACGGCGCCGTCAATCCGCACACTCACCCGGGCGTGCAGACTGGCAGTGGCAACACGGGGACGATGACCGGGTAATTACTGATTGGTCTGGGAGGCTTCGAAGCCGGCGCTAAATGGCGTCATGCATGCCTGCACGATGGTCGGCTGAGCTTGCCAGATAGGCTGATCCAGCGTGTAAGCCATCCGCACAAGATCGTCAATATCCGATGGATCAAGTCGAGTCCCCCGCGTCGCGTCGCGCAGCCGGCGAATCTCGACATCGATCGGCACATCTGCATTGCGATCGCCATAAGCCTGAACAAACAGATTTGACTTCCAATTGCAGATATTGCGGGCCTCAGTGATGTCGTGCGCCTCATGTGGTGTGCTGGCGAAGACATTCTGGGCTGGGGCGATGGTGGGGATGGCAAGTGCAAGAGCGAGCAAATAGGATTTCATTGGCAGGCCTCTATCGCATCCCGCGCATGATTCGGGCGAGGCTTGGTATGGCAGTTTTGGTGGGTGTAACGCGCTTTGCTCGTTCTATTCTCATCGGCTAGGCCGTATCCGCCGGTTATCGTTATTCCCGTGATAACGAGGTCAATGCCTTCTGTTATTGGCCGCTCGCAGATAGTGCAGCATCCATATTCCATGGTTACTCCTTTGTGTTTTCGCGGAAGTCATCGGGATTAAACCTCGGGCACAGATCACAGAATTTCTCGACACCCTCGGCCTGGATCTGATCGCGCACCGATGACGGGTGATGCTCCTGCGCCTGAAACCATTGCAGCATGTGCTTGCACGGGAAGGTGTAAATGCCTTCGTCGGACTGCGCGGTGATGTGCCGGAACATCGGGTGAATGTGATCGAGCTTTAGTAGCGAGACGATTGGGTAGTGCGGGCTGTCGATGGTTCGATGGCAGTGCGCTCGATAGTCGCTCGACAGGCATGACTCGATAAAGCATTCGAGCACCGACTCGAGGTAGTAGGCATTCTCAAGCGACCCAATGATCATCCGGCCGTTTGCGTAGAAATGGGCGCCGGTCCAGCCGCGCACGTAGTGAATCAGGTCTAGCGCATTGCTTGCGCCCTCTGCGGTTGATGCGAAGCCGGCTACATGTAATTTCATCGATTCAAGATCGCGTTCGACGAATAGCGGCGCGCGATTCGCTATATCCATTGCCGCGGCAAATGCGCCCGACCGGCTTTTCATGAACAGCACAAGCACCAGATAGTCGCGCG